TATATTCCCCTCTTCGCATTTTCTCTTGTTTTGCGGACTTGATCTTTCTGGATAACTCTCTGCTATAATACTCGTGCATGATGAATTTGAACGACACCTCCATGCCGCCCGTGTCGCCGACGTGCTCCGCTGAGTCAAACCCGTCACTGACCGAGATGAAACGAACGCCGAACAGCGGAAACACGCGCTCGATGAAATAGCCGACCTCGATCGCGCTTCGCCCGAAGCGCGAAAAGTCCTTGACCAGTACGCAATTCACCTGCCCCAACCGGACAAGTTCCAAAAGCTCCTGTACCGCCGGGCGCTCGAAGTTCGTGCCGGAGTGCCCATTATCGACGAACTCCAGGATCTCAGCGTTGGACAGATTCATCGCGCTGATGTGCCGATCCAGCAACAGCCGCTGGTTCTCAATGCTCATGCTGTCGCTTTTAGAGTCCTCGATGGAGAGCCGTATGTACTTTGCGATTACGTAGTCACCCAACGCGCGCCGCCTCCTTAAACTCGTCTTGGAACTTAAAAATGATCTCAACGCTCTTGTCTGGGTACACCAGAATCTTCTCAATTAGTGCGTCAATGATCCCAGCCGTCAGATCGGGACTGACGCGCAAATCCCGCAGACGCTCGAACAGGTCAAACCGAGCGTCGTTCTGACGCTGGAATTCTTCGCGCTCCTGCTCCAAATCACTTACACGGTCTTCCAGCGCGGAGATTTTTGCTTCATAGTCGGATTTCATACGCTTAAACTCATCTTTTTCAATTACGCCGGACACCAGGCACTCGTACAGGCTTTTCAAAAACATCCCGGTTTTGGCCAATTCCCGGCGCAGAGAAGCAAGCTCCATCTCCGCAGCCGCCTGTTTTGTGCTGGTGGCCGCTCGATTCTGCCAGAGAGCGACCGCCTTTCCGCACAAGACCTCGTAATACTTCCTCGCCAGAATCAGAATTTGTCTGAGCAAGTCATCTTCCTTGACTGAAACCACGACGCAAGCGTCCTTGGCAACCTTCCACTGGGACTCGCAGCGAAACCAATATGTACCGTCCGAATTCTGGCGTTTCCTGTGCATGGCGCTGCCGCAATGGGCGCAGGAAATTTTGCCCTTAAACAGATTCGGCGTGGATGTCTTTGCCGGGGAGCGTTTCGCTTTATCCTCCGCCGACAGCCTGGCAAGCACCTGCTGTACAGCGTCGAACTGTTCCAAGCTGATGATTGACTCATGAGTATTCGGGACGATCACCCACTCATCCGGGCTGACATTTAGCTGCTTATGGTTCACTTTTTTGGTCTTGCCTTGGAGCATGTCGCCCACATAGACACGATCTGTCAAAATAGTCAGAACCGTGCGATAATTCCAATACCGCGACGGCTCGCTGCCTGTCGGCTGGTCTTTTTGGGCCTTGTACTGGCTTGGCGGCATGACACCGGACCCGTTTAATCTCCTGACAACCTCGCGGACGTTCGCGCCCCGGGTGGCCCAACCGAACATCTGCCGTACCACAGTGGCTGCGTCCTCGTCAATAACCAGCCTGCGGCAGTCGTCCGAGGCTTTCGCGTAGCCATAGGGTGCGAGTCGCCCGACGAATTTCCCCTCGCGGATATATTGTTGCTGCACGGCGCGGCATTTGCGGCTGATATCCAACGCATATGCCTCGTTGATGGTATTTTTTAGGGGAAGCAGGATGCTGTCGCTGGGTCCCATGTGCGCCGAGTCAAAGCCGTCGTTCACGGCGACGAGCCGTGCGTTGATCGAGGGAAAATACTTTTCGATATAAAACCCCGCATCGATCGCGTTACGGCCAAACCTGCTGAGATCCTTACAAATGACGCAATTGATCACGCCGGACTCCAGATCCGAGAGCATTTTCTGAAATGCCGGGCGATCGAAATTTGTGCCGGTCGTGCCGTTGTCAATATAGAAATCATGGAGCTTGATGTCGGGGCAGGCCGCGATGAAGTTTTCGATGATGCTCTTTTGCGTCTCGATGGAGTCACCCTTTTTGCGCCGGTCATCGGAGGACAGGCGGACATAAGCGGCGGCAGTGTAATAGACCTGCTCTGGCGTGGATACAATGGCAGCAACCTCAGCGTTTTTTCTGCTCTTTCTAGCCATCACGCCGCCTCCGATCCGAGAAGGGATAGCACTCGATCAAACTCGTCTTGGTACGCGAATTTGATTTCAATCTCCGTTTTACTAATAATCCGAATGCTCTGAATCAGATTCACGACGGTCTTGCGATCCAGCTCTGTCAGCCCCTCAAAGTGCCTGAAATGCTCCGCCCATTTTAGACGCTCGGATTTGCCCAGCAGGGTATCCTCGCGCTCCTGTCGGAGCTTTTCGATGGCTGACCGAAACCGGGACTCGTCCCCAACATACTTCTCCTTCAGCCCCCGGTAGTCGTCCTTAGATAACAGGCCGCTGATCATGTTTTCGTACAGCGTGGATTTGAAGCCGCTGACTTTTTCGAGCTGCCTCTCATTTTCCGCGATCTGCGCCGCATACTGGGCCACCAGCGCAGCGGCAGTTCTCTGCCAGTCACAGTTGGAGAGAACCGACTCCAGCGACGCGATGTTGGCGATATGAGCCTTGATACTGCCCAGTACGCAGGCGATCAGATCGTCTTCCCGGAGCAGGACCGCGTGGGCGCAGCCCTGCTTTTTCCCGGTCGGGCAGCGATAATAATGATACTGTTTGCCACCCACCGTGTTGCTCTTCCGCGTCATACGCCCGCCGCAACTATCGCAGATAAGGACTCCAGAGAACAGGTACACAGAATCCCCGCCCGGGGCTGTGCGCGTGTCCAGCCGCATGATCCGCTGGGCGAGATCAAAATCATAGCATGAGACAATGGCCTCATGGGCGTCGTCGGTGCGCGCCCACTCATTTTCCGGGCGATTGATCAGGTCTTTGATCTTATAATTGAGCGTTCCCTGTTTGCCTTGGATCAACGCGCCAGTGTAGACCTCGTCACTCAGAATACGGATCACCGCGATGGGCGACCACTGCGCGTCCGCGCGGTCGGCGAAGCCGTTCTTCGGGTATGGCAGGCCGCGATCTTTTTTGTACGCCATGGGCGACAGCACACCAAGGCTGTTCAGCGTCTCGGCGATCCGCTTCGCGCTCATGCCCTCGATCTTCATGCGGAAGATGTCGCGGACGATTTGCGCCGGATATTCATCGACGGCAAGCCGATTTTTATTTCCCTCCGCTTTGTTGTAGCCATAAACCGGGCAAGCGCCGACGTAATCGCCGTTGCCGCGCTTCACGTTCAGCGCCGATCGGGTCTTCACCGAAATGTCCCGACAGTAGGCGTCGTTTATGATCGACTTTACAGATACTACCAGATCATCACTCCGGTCCCGCAGCGTGTCAATGTTGTCGTTGACCGCGATAAAACGCACGCCATAGGCCGGGAAAATCCGCTGAAGATAGCGCCCGGTCTCTATATACTCACGCCCGAAGCGGCTCAGGTCCTTCACCACCACACAGTCAATGTTCCCGGCCTCGATTTCTGCCATCATCTCCCGGAACGCAGGCCGATCGAACAGGATACCAGAAAAACCGTCGTCCACCTTCTCCATGGCGGCTTCAATGTCCGGTTGGCCTGACAAAAAGCTGTCCAGCAACTTGCGCTGGTTGACAACGCTGTTACTCTCACCGTCGCCGTCATCCGCGTGAGACAGGCGGATGTATTTCACCGCCCTGTATTTCTTTTCAAACATAGCAAATCCTCCTTGAATTTACGGACTTTCCGCGCTTCAAGGAGAATCAGGGCCGGGCTATTTTCATCCTTTTTCCTGACTCCAGCTTAACATCGTTACGGGGAAAAGTCCAGTCTTTTTTTTGTAAAAAATCATTGGGACACAAGCCTTCGCAGGCATTCTTCAAGCGTGGGGCCGTTCTCACTGAACCGCGCGGAAACGGTGAAGCCCTCACAGTGGTAACGGTACGGATTCCTGATTTGACGCACGAAATCGGCCACGCGCAGGTCTTTCGGAAGATCTCTGTCAATTGAAATACCGCTGATGTCAATTAGGCTAGAGTTTTCGATAGGTTGCACTGCTTTCGCCTCCTACGCCGCGAAGTACGCGGCGGATTTTTTCTCCCTTAAAAATCGTTCCACACGCTCAACCCGATCCGTCACGCCGCAGGGCGGTAGGGCCGCCAATACGCGCCGGCGATACGCCCCATTACTATTCGCCCGGCTGTCCAAAATCGCCACGACGCCGGTGTCGGTCTCGGTGCGGATGAGCCGCCCAAAACCCTGCTTGAGTTTGACCAGCATATCTGGTACAATAACCTTGGCTTTGTACTCGTCCATGCCGGCGTACAGCGTACGCTCCCACTCGCTGACCGGATCCGGCACGGCGAAGGGCAACCGGACGATAATCAGCATGGACAAGATGTCGCCGGGGATGTCCACCCCCTCCCACATTGAACCGCTGGCGAACAGTACGCCGTTATTGCTGCGCTTGAATTTTCTGACGGCGTCGCTGTCTCCGCGCCCCATGCGAAACAGCGGGTACGAAAGGCCCCGTCTGTCAAGTTCTGTGAACACGCGCCCCAGCACATCGTGGGACGTGAACAGTACGGCGGTGTGGCCGTGCGCGGCATGGATCAGGCGCTCGACCTCATTGGTGATGGAAGAAATATAAGCCTTGTCATCGTTGTCGGGGAACGGGGTTTTTTCGCTGATGTACAGCAGGGAGTTATCCCTATAATTAAATGGAGATGGCTTTGATGACTCAATAAGCCGCTTTTTAGAAACGCCGTCCAGCCCCAGCTTTTTGATGACATGCCCAAACTCACCTGCCGCGCTGAGTGTCCCCGAGGTCAGAATGATGGGGATATTTTGGCTCCAGAGGTCGAGCCGGAGCAGTTCACCCAGGTTCTTCGGAATTCCCTTCAACGTATCGGGCTTTTCCAGCCAGTACACCAGCTCTCTGTGGCGGCAGAACGCGTCGATGGCTTCAGCGGCGCGTTTGAGCGCCCACAGCGCGTCGTCCCGGGGAGTTTCGCAGTTGCCAGCCGCCGGCGGCTTACGCTCCAGCAATGCCGCCAGCGCGGCCACGTCGTCGCCCAGGGCCCGGAGCAGTTGCTCCGTCCGCGCGCGGATCTTCGTGGGGTAACGCTCGGCGTCACCGTCGACAGCGTTTGGGATCTCTTTATTCAGGAACTGAAACAGCAGGCGGTTTTTTGACTCGATCCTGTCGGTCAGCTGGCGGACATCGGCGGTCGGGACGTGCTGGGCGAAGTTCAGGGCTTTGATACTATTTATAATGTTGTGTATCGCGTCCCATGAAAGCTCCACGCCGTACATATCCCGGGCTGCGTCCAGAAATTTGTGCGCCTCGTCGATGACGACAGCTTGGTAGTTCGGGAGCAGCGGACGCCGGCCGCGCGCGCGGTGGATCAGATCGGCCAGAAACAGATTGTGGTTGCAGACCTGAAAATCGTATCCGCCTCGGCTGACCTCGCGCGTGAAGCGCGTGTACCGGCATTTTCCGTACAGCGGGCAGTTCTGTGAGCAGTTGTCGTCCACACAGATTTTGGCCTTGACGTAGGGTGTAAGCTCGACGGCGGCCAAATCCACGACAGCTCCGGAAGCTAATGCTGTCAAGTCTCTCTTGACCCGACCATTCGTAAACCGGATGTGATGGGCAAGCCGGGTATCGCAGACGTAATGGGCTTTGCCCTTCCGCAGGGCGGCGGTCAGCGGAGCCTTGATGATGTCATGCTCCATGAGGATGTTCGAGATTGTGGGTATGTAGTCCCGGATGATCGCCCGCTGCAGGGCGATGCTGGACGTGGCGATGACGATGGGCTTCTGCCGGCCATCGGGCAGCGTGGTATCAATTT